ATGACTCAGACTGGTAAAACAGGATGTATGACAGCACTTATACAATATTATATACTATCATTTAACATTCCTATTGATAATATATATATAATCACTGGTTTATCCGATAAAGAATGGAAGAAAGATACTAAAAATAGACTCCCAGAAGCAATTAATTCAAGAGTATTTCATCGGGCTAATCTATCTAAAACATTTATGATGGATATTAAAAAAAAAAAGAACGTATTGGTTATTATGGATGAAATACAAATTGCTTGCGAAGAACAACAAACTATTCATAAAACTTTTGAACAATGTGGATTTTACGATTTAAATTTCCTTTTAGAAAATGATATAAAACTAGTTCAATTTTCAGCTACACCTGATGGAAATCTGAATGATATGCAAGACTGGAAACAATATTCAGCCAAAGTAAAACTTGAACCGGGACATAATTATTATGGTTGCAAACAAGCATTTCAACAGGAAAGAATCAAACAATTTCAAGATCTAACTGATATAGAAAAAGTTAAAGAACTAAAACAAGATATAGAAAAACCCTTTACTAATCCAAGATATCATTTAGTCAGAGTTCCTAATAAGAGAGAAAATAAAGATGGAACAAATAATCAATCAAAAGTAATAGATAATATAAAAACAGTATTTGGAGAAAATTATGGATATAATAAAAATTATCTTAAAACAAAAAAAGGGGATATTAATGATATTCTTAAGAAACAACCTGAAAAAGATACATTTATCTTTTATTGTGAAATATTAAGATGTGCTAAGACTCAATATAAAAAATATATAGGTATTTCATATGAAAGATATGTTTCAAATCCAAATGATTCAAGTATTATTCAAGGTTCATTTGGTAGACTAACTGGATACGACGATAATGGAGATAGTATATGTTACACAAATATATCATCAATAGAAAATTATATTAAATTGTGGGACAATGATATGGACTTCAAAGAAGGAATTATATGGAATACAAAGACAACTCAATATGATATAAAAGATGATATTACATATAGCACTGGAACATTTAATAGTGTAAAACATATTGAACAATTAAAAGAAGGTTGTTCTGAAAAGGTTAAAGAAGAGAGAGGTGATCCAACTATTAAGACATTTTATGGAGAAAAAGGTCAACATGCGATGATTGATTGGTTTAAATCTAATCTTAAATCTAAAATGCCTAAGGGAAAAAGAGGTCCTAATAAGAAAAAAATAACTAATGGATTTTATAAAGGTTCTATAAGAAAAGGTTTAGAAATTTTATCAATCAATGAAGTTAATAAAGAAAAAAGATGGGGTTTTGGTAAAGGAGTTGGTCAGAGAAGTTATCCTTGTTATTCCGATGTAAATGATCCAAATACACTTCAATGGTGGTTAATTTATTACGAAAATTAGACATTTTAAATGTTTCAACTTTGTAAGATTATAAAGTAACATTAAATTTGGGTTTTATAGTTGAAATACCTATACTAAATAGTATTATTATTAAAACTAATGTACCTAAAGCACAACATAAACTATTATTATTTTGTTTTTTGTTGTTAATCAATGGTGGATAAATTATTGATATTTTGGTTTCCATATTAGATTATATAGTTAAATATCTTTTAAATAATATTATTACTATATTTGTTACAATATAAAATTGATTATTTATATATTCAATAATATACATTAAATTTAATTTTAAATTAAAAATAAAAATGTGTAACTACATGTGTGATCCATCTAAGGCGTATTGTCCATGTACTCATTGGATGTGCGAAGAAGCCGAATCATATTGTGAATCTCCAAGCAATAATAGAGGGTGCGAATGTTGTGGACCAAGAAATAGACCATGTTGTATTGATTGCTTTTATTGTTTAGCGCCACTCGGATATGTATATGATTTAGTATGTTTTCCTATAAATTGTTACATTCATTGTAACGAAAATAATCAAGATGTGGCACAAGCTATTTAATATATTAGTTCATCATATCTAGCATTGACTGTATCTCTACAATATTTGTATTTTGGATTATATTTACATTCTAAAAACCAATTTCCTAATGTGTTAGCATATTTTTTTTTACATTCAGAAATCCATTCCTTATAAAAATATGTTCGTCCATCAAAATATGTTTCTATAAAATTATAAATTGGATTGTTGTCGTAATAAAAGTAATGTAAATTATCTGGTAAATTTGGCAAACATTCTAATTTATTATGATGACAATGATTTGATATTAAATTAATTGGTAAATATGGTAATATAGTCAAATTATTATGATTACATACAAGTATCCTTAATTCTATAGGTAATTCAGGCAACTCGACTAAATGATTATGAGATGTATACAACCATCCAAGATTGTCTGGTAAATGAGGTAACTTGGTTAAATTATTATTCTTACAATTCAAAACCTCTAAATATTCTGGTAATTCTGGTAGATATGTTAAATGATTGTGATCACATTCTAATTTTTTAAGATTGTAAGGTAATACAGATGGCAATGATTCTAAAGCATTCTTGGAACAATTTATATAACTAATATCATGATAATATTTTAGTGTTTCTATTTCTTGAAACGTACTATACTCAAATATATCACCAATAAATCTAAACTCATATTTGACAATAATAGTCATATCAAATGTGTAATAAAAAAAAAGAGGAAAAAATAATTTCAATTTTATGTTTCTANAAAGTTATATTTTTTGTTAAACTTTTCTAAANNTATATTTTTTGTTAAACTTTTCTAAAAAGTTATATTTTTTGTTAAACTTTTCTAAAAAGTTTACATATCACAATGTCCAGGATATCTTGGGTATGGAATAATATCTTTTATATTGTAAATACCAGTAATATACATAATCAATCGTTCAAATCCTAATCCAAATCCACCATGTGGAACACTACCATATTTCCGTAAATCTAAATACCATGGAATATCAATTCCATTCTTTTCCATTTTTTCCTTTAATACATCGTAATCATCTTCACGCATTGATCCTCCAACAAGTTCTCCAATATTTGGAACCAATATATCCATTGCTTGAACAGTTGGAATAACTTCTTTAATAGTATCACCTATATTTGGTTTCATATAAAATGATTTAATTTTTTCTGGAAAATCGGTTACAACCAATGGTCCACCAACTTTTGATGTCATATATTTTTCATGCTCAGAATCTAAATCATAATCATATGGTAGCAATTTGTCAATTGTTCCAACTGGACCTTCAAATATATGTTTTCCACGCGCTATTTTTTTAAATTGTTTGTGTTCTAATGCAGGATCTCTAATAATAGCCAACCCACATTCAATATCATTATTAATCTGTTGAATAACTTCGCTGTATGTCATTCTAGCAAATGGTGTATTTACAAGTTTTTCCAAGTCTTCTTTTAATCCAGGTTGATAATGTTTTGTGAAAAACTCTATTTCCGAATTACATTCATCTAAACAGGTTTTGACACAAAATCGGACATAATCTTCGGCTATATCTATTAAACTTTTGAAATCAATAAAACACAATTCTGGTTCAATCATCCAAAATTCAGCCAAATGTCGTGTTGTATGCGAATCTTCAGCCCTAAAAGTTGGTCCAAACGTGTAAATATCACTTAGACCTCCACATGCATATGTTTCGCCATGTAACTGTCCAGATACAGTTAATGATGTTGTTTTTCCAAAAAATGGTGTTTCATTTCCTGGTTGTCCAAGCATATTTGATATTTCAAATGTTTCACCAGCCCCTTCGCAATCATTNCCAGTAAATATAGGNGTATGAACATATTTTACACCATTTTGTTTGAAAAATGTNTGTGTAGCAAACGAGACGGTATCTCTAATACGGGCAACCGATGCTATTGTTTTAGTTCTAATACGCAAATGTGGATATTGTCTAATATAATCTAGTTTTAGTTTGCTTTTTGCGATCGGATATGTTGTTGTATCTACTTTTCCAAGAATTTTTAGTGAACTACATTTTAATTCAATATCTTGTCCTTTTGCTGGACTTTCAACTATTTTACCACTTACTGTTATTGAAACACCCTTTGTTCCATCACTATAAATAGTATCAAAGTTGTTTGATTCTGCTTCATCAGAGTTTAAAATAATTTGTAAAGAATGACAACAACTACCATCATTCAAACTTATAAATGCTAATCCATTTTTTTGTTGAACTCGAATTGTTTCTATCCACCCACATACTTTAACATCTTTATCAATGTAATCACTATGATTATCAAATAATTTCGATAATACTAATCGACTTCTTTTAAACATTAATAACAATTAATAATATATATTTAAATCAATTTTTCAAAATGATGTATATTTATACATTATGTTTCTTCTCGCTAATGTTCTCAAATTAGTATGAAACCATTATAATTAATTTAAAAATAAAAAAATAAAAAATCAATGTATTCTATACTATATTAATATTTATTAGAATTAATATTTATTCGTAAAAGTTATTTTCATTATAATGCTCCATAGAAGTTTCATACTCTTGTTTAGCCTTTGTCGATAGTTTAACATATGTATCTTTGTTTTTACATTCAGACCACATTTTACCAAGTGTTTTCATTACATCTGCCATTTTAAATTCTGGATGTGTTTTTCTTACCTTTGGACGATGTTCATCGCAAAAATACAAGAATGATGATTTTGGTCGTTTTGGCATCAGTGGATCCTTTTGTTTTTTAATTTTCAATTTAGGTCCCATAATTTTGACAAGTACTTCATCTGCTTTTTCAGACATACCTACTTCAGCTAGAGCGCGTTTAATTCCTTTTTCAACTGCGTCATGAAGAAGATTGTTAATATCTGCTACTTTATTTTGATAATAATTGCTTGCCATTTTATATTTATATTGTTCTGTTATGTTTAAATGATTATTTAAACAAACTTATTCAATTTTATAATAAAGATTTTTATATAAAATATAAAGACTTTATTATTAATTATAGTAATGGAAGAATTACGAATTGGGATATTAGGAAATGTAGATAGTGGTAAAAGTACTATTATTAGCGTATTAAAAGAAAAAATATTAGATAATGGACGAGGATTAGCAAGAACTAAAATATTGAAACATAAACATGAAAAAGATAGTGGGAGAACATCAAGTATAACACATCATTACTATATTGATAAGACAACTCATAAAATTTTGTCATTTATTGATTTGGCTGGACATGAAAAATATTACAAAACCACTATGTTTGGTGTAAATGGATGTTCTTTAGACTATATTATTATAATGATTGGGAGTAATATGGGTGTAACAAAAATGACAACTGAACATCTAACATTGGCATTAATATTAAAAATACCATTTATAGTTGTTTTTTCGAAAATAGATATATGTCCAGAAAATATTTTTATTCAAACCTTTAATGCCGTCAAAAAGGTTCTAACTAAATTCAAAATTTATAATGAATTACAACATATAGATAGTTTTGAAAATGTCCATAAATATTATAGTTTTAAAAAACAAAAACAAATACCTTATTTCAAAATATCAAATGTAAAAGGAAATAATATAGATTTATTACGCTCATTTCTTCTAAATATAGATACAATACACAATTGGGACCTATTGAAAATGCAAAAAAAACTATGTACTCTTGAAGACATTTTTTTTGTTAAAGGAGTTGGTATAGTAGTGAGTGGGACTATGACATCTGGAACAATTGTAAAAGGTGATAAAGTTATGTTAGGCCCATTTAATGGTATATTTCACGAAGTATTGGTAAAATCGATTCATGACAATTTTAAACAATTGATAGAAAAAATACATGCTGGGCAGTCAGGATGTTTTAGTATAAAATCAATGGATAAAAAATTCTTTTTAAAACGTGATAAAATAAAACGAGGCATGGTATTATTAGATACACACCATGAAAATCATACATATAGCGAATTTGAGGCTAAAATTAAAATATTACATCATCCAACAACTATCAAAATAAATTACGAAACCACAGTTCATTGTGGTCCAGTAAAACAAATTGCTAAAATAATANATATAAAATCGAAAAATAATGAACAACGTATCAAAGATGGACAAGAGGAAATAGATAATAATTATCTTAGAACTGGTGATAGTTCAATAGTCAAATTTCGTTTTAAAAAGAAACCAGAATTTATTCAGAAACATAAACAAATAGTTTTTAGAGAAGGACAAACTAAAGGAATCGGATGGATAACACAGTTAATTAAATAATTCTTGATTTAAGAATTATTGCTATTGTAAATATATGAATGTATTGGATCCATTAGAATTAAAATATAGAAATGTATGTGATACTGGATTAATTTCAGAAAAAAAAATAGATACAAACTTGTTAGAATTATCATGTCTTATTGGTGAGTTTAGTGATGTATATAGTGTAGCGAAGAATAATAAAGAATTAGCAGCACTAGATTATTCATCATATGGAAAAAGGAAACTAAAAAAATTAGACTTAGCGTTAATAAATAAGGTAATAGATTTTTGTAATTATAAAGGAGTAGAAATACTTCATAAGAAACAAACTGGTGGGATGTATCTTAAAACTATTTTTTTTCTTCCACATAATTATAATAAAGCATTAAAATTAATGAAACTATTATGGATTCCTACGCATACTATTTCAATTATAAACCATAAAATATTAATTGGATTATTATTAGGATACAACCATGATAATATAATATACTATTTAGACAAAAATTATAATATCAAAATAACGTGCGAAGATATAAAAAAAGCAGACATTATATTAAATAATATAAATGTTTCATATGAAGAATTACAAAAAAGTATAAATGTAGTCCATAGTACATCTATTAAAAAGTTATAATATTAATTAATAACCTATCGAAATTTGAATGCCATTCATGATCGTAAACTAAACACATCCTCATTTTTTTTTACAGAATATGTAAATACATAAGTCATTACTTGACTTATCCATAGAGTATCATTTTGTTCATTTCATTCGATAAGTTCAATGCATAAGAAATGGGTATCTGTTTTCTTTATCTAGTTTTATCATAGCATTAATTGTTAAGTTTTTCCTTTCCTTTTGAAAACGCTCTGTATAGCTATATTGTAATACATTCTTTAGAGACGTGCCCCACTGCTGACACTTTTCGTTACATGTTTTCTCTGATGCCAAAACAAGGAGTTCGTTCATTACATCCTTTTGTTTTTCGCGCAATTGTTTAAAAAGTATCCCAGTATCCGAGTCCACAGAAATCATGTTGGTACCACCAAAACCTAACCATTCGCTCCATGTCCCGTTTTTTTTAATTTCATTATCTAGGTCATCTTTTGTTTTTTTTAATTCTTTCAAAAATTTTTTTTGTTTTGTGTCTAATTTACTCATATCACCACAACATGTTTTCCGTCTCCCTTTCATCAGTAAAAATAATCCTGCTGCATAGACTAATGGTAATGGTATTGCTCCACCCTTCAACTTATTACGACGTCTCGATACCCTATTTTTTTTGGATTTATTATAATTATAACTCTTTCTTTTAGAAAGCATCTATAATATTTAGAAATATATTAATTATTAATTCAATTAATTATTAATTCAATTATTAATTAATATTTACGTTTCTTGGTACCACCCCCATTATTAGAATTGGAATTACTAGTTCGTTTTTTAGATTTACTTTTTTTTTTTTTGT